AAAACCTAAGTGGTGGAACAAAGATTATGCAGAAGCACTTGCAATTTAATTAAAAGTATGGTATAATGGAGACCTAAATTATGAAAGCACAAAGAGATATATTTTATTCAACAACAAAACAAGTCACTGAAGATGAGTACTACAGGTTTGTAGATTATGTAAAAGATAACTACGAGGAATGGTATGAGTATAAAGTTTGTTATGAAGTTTCTAAAACTAATGGCAACTACTTTGTGACATTGTATAATAATGAGATTGTCACTTTCAATGACATCTTTTAATTGACATGGTAGCCCTCAACAAAACCTTCCTAACCATGTCAGTATGTCTTGCAAAAAGACAAGTGGCTAGGTAAAGCCTAGATTAAATTCGGGGTACTAGCCACTATAATTTTCGGAGGGAATATGAAAAAACAAAAACAACAAATAGACTACGGCATGTATGCAGAACGTTTAAACAACGTCATGTACTACAATGCTCCAGACTATCAGTTTATTTTAGCTGATGAGAAGTATCATAATTATGCTACCTTAGTTATCAGTAGTAATCATTTAAGGATAACTAAAAATAATACTGAGTTATCAAATAAAGATTTAAAAGAACACATTATCAATGAGTGGTTTGCCGAAGAGAACGAAATGACTAGGCAAAAAAATAATGCAAAGCGAAAAGAAAAAAGACTTGCAATTTAAATCTACTTGTGGTATAATGTACAAAGTAATTAAAACAATTTATATATAGGAGTAAAAATATGTATGAGTATGTAGAAGGAGAGGCGATGTATCCACACATCACTACACCTAACACGAGGTTTCAACCTCACAAGTATGTCATTACAGTTTTAACTGATGACAGTACAGCTTCTGAGTTAGAAGCAAAAGGTATCTCTCAAGTTAGAGATAGAAGTGGGCAACCTAAGTTTGAGAAACCTGCTTTTTCTTTTAGTAGAAAAGTAGAAGTTGCGGGTCGTATCAATGAAGCACCGAAGCTAATTGATAGTGACGGCAACCCTATGGATGTTGCACTAGGCAATGGCTCTAAGGTTAAAGTAAAAATTAAACCTTATAGTAATGACTATGGAACTTTTGCTGAATTGATTGCAGTTAAAGTTGTAGAGTTAGTTGAGTACGCTGAACAATCAGCAGACAACGAGGAGTTTTAATATGATTATTAATATTAAAAAAGATGATGGAGAAACTATTTATGATGTTACTAAAATATCTGATGAAGCTAAACAGAATGAGTCTAGAGTTATAATATCAAAAGTAGGAACTCTTGAAACTTTAGCAGAAGCAGTCAACTTTGCAAGTGCTACACATAGAGCTAATCTTGAAAAGCTTTTAGAAAGCTGTAGCGAAGCAGTTGTAGAAGAAGTTTCTACAGAGGAAGTATCTGAAACTAAAATTATTACAGAGGATACTAAAGATAAATAATAATTAGTGAGGGCTAATATGACAAGCACTTGGGATAAGGTGCACCAACCATGTCCGGTATGTAACAGTAGCGATGCAGTTGGTGTTAATGAAGATGGTTCAGCTAAATGTTTTAGTTGTGACACCTTCATGCCTAACTACGAACAAAGTTGCGAAGGAAATAATATGGAAGTGCAAACAGATAATACATTTAAACAACCTGACAATATTGAGGTAGGTTCTTTTTCAGCATTGACTGATAGGAAAATATCTAAAGATACTGCTCAGAAATATGGAGTTAAAGTTGTTCATGATTTACAAGGGAATGTAATTAAACACATGTATCCATTTTATAATGGGTATGAAATATCAGCTACTAAGACAAGGAGTGTTAAAGATAAGATATTCTTTTGGCACGGCACTAAAGCAGAGACTGGATTGTTCGGTCAACAACTTTTTAAAGGTGGTAAGTATATTACTATTACCGAAGGAGAGTGTGATGCTATGGCTGCCTATGAACTACTAGGTAGTAAGTGGGCAGTTGTGTCTATTAAAAGCGGAGCTTCTGGAGCAGTCAAAGATATTAAAGAAAGTTTAGAGTTCTTTGATGATTTTGAAAATGTTATTATCGCATTTGATAATGACAAAGCAGGTAAAGAAGCTTCGCAAAAAGTAGCTAGACTGTTTAAACCTAGCAAGGCTAAGATACTTTCTTTACCTAACGGTTGGAAAGACCCTAACGATATGCTTAGGAGTAATAGGCATAAAGAGTTTGTCGAATCTTGGTGGGCATCTAAAGTTTATACACCTTCTGGTGTCATAAATGTATCTGAACAACGAGACAAGTTCCACAACAGAGAAAAGAAAACAAGCATACCCTATCCTTGGGAAGGACTCAATGAAAAACTTTATGGTCTTAGACAGGGAGAACTTGTAACTCTTACAGGTGGTACAGGACTTGGTAAGTCTTCAGTAACTAGAGAGCTTGAACATCACTTAATAAAAAGCACGACAGATAATGTCGGAGTGATTGCTCTTGAAGAAGACTGGCGAAGGACTATCGATGGCATCTTGTCTATTGAAGCTAACGCTAGACTTTACATAGACCAAGAACGAGAGAACTTCAGTAAAGAAGAACTAGATAAATTCTTTGATGTTCTTTATGATGGAGACAATAAGAACAGAGTCTGGGTACATTCTCACTTTGGAACTAATGACATTGATGACATCTTTTCAAAACTAAGATATATGATTATTGGTTGTGAATGTAAATGGGTAGTAGTAGACCACTTACATATGCTAGTCAGTGCTGTCCACGAAGGCGATGAACGTAGAGCTATAGATTCTATTATGACAAAGCTTAGAAGTTTAGTAGAAGAAACCGGAGCAGGTATTGTTTTAGTTTCTCATCTTCGTAGAGTTGATTGTAACAAAGGACACGAGAATGGTATTGAAGTATCCTTATCTCATCTAAGAGGTTCAAATAGTATTGGACAATTATCAGATTGTGTGATAGCATTAGAAAGAAATCAACAATCAGACGATGCTGATGAAGCCAGAACTACTAAAATGAGAGTACTTAAATCTAGATATACTGGAGATGTAGGACTAGCTTCTCATTTACTTTATGATAAAGATACCGGCAGGTTATCAGAAGTTGACATGTCTGATATACAAGTTAACGAAGACGAACATGGATTTTAATTATGGATTTAGTATTTGACATAGAAACAGACGATTTAAAAGCCACTAAGGTTTGGTGTATTGTTGCTCAAGATGTAGACACAAATGAAATATTTAAGTTCCCGCCTAATAAACTTGATGACGGTGTAAGACTTTTACAATCGGCAGATAGATTAATAGGTCATAACATTATAGGTTTCGATGTACCAATGATTAAAAAGTTTTTTGATGTTGACTTAACTAATAAAGAACTTCTTGATACATTAGTTTTATCAAGGCTATTTAATCCTACTCGTGAAGGTGGACATTCGCTAGAAAAATGGGGATACAAATTAGGTTTTAATAAGATTGAGTTTGAAGACTATCAAAACTATTCGGCAGATATGTTGAACTATTGTGTTCGTGATGTACAGCTTAATACTTTAGTTCTTAAAGAATTAAAAAAAGAAGCAAAAGGATTTTCAAAAGAGTCAGTATGTTTAGAACATGACATTGCTGACATAATGAAACGACAGGAGCAAGACGGCTTTAAGTTTCACGAGATTAATGCGAATCTTTTATTAGCAGAACTTAGACAAGAGATGCAGTCTATTGAAGATGAAGTGCATGAAACATTTCAACCTAAGTGGGTAGATGATAAGTTAGTTACACCTTATATTAGAAAAGATGGAGTTCTTTCTAAGAGAGGACTTACTGACGAAGAGTATGAAAGATGTTTAAACACTTCCGATTATAGACCATTTATGAGACAGACTTTACAAGAGTTTAACCTCGGCAGTCGTAAACAGATTGGTGAGTATCTTACTGACTTTGGTTGGAAGCCTGATAGATTTACACCTACAGGTCAGCCTATTGTAGATGAGAAAACTTTATCAGAGATAACTCATATACATGAAGCTAATCTTATTGCTAAGTTTTTATTACTACAAAAAAGAATAGCACAAATAGAGTCGTGGCTTGAGTCTCTTCAAGAAGACGGTAGAGTACATGGCTTTGTTATTCCTAACGGAGCTATAACCGGAAGGATGACACATAGGAATCCTAACATGGCACAAGTACCTAGTAGTTCTAGTCCGTATGGTAAAGAATGCAGGTCTTGTTGGATAGTAGAAGAAGGAAATAAATTAGTAGGTATAGATGCTAGTGGCTTAGAATTAAGAATGTTAGCACACTATATGGATGACAAGGAGTTTATAAATGAAATCATTAACGGAGACATACACACCGCTAATCAAAAACTTGCAAAACTTAAATCAAGAGATAAGGCAAAGACTTTCATCTACGCCCTCATGTACGGAGCAGGAGATGAAAAACTTGGCAAAGTGGTTGGAGGAAATACATCAGATGGTAAAAGAGCTAGACAATATTTCTTTGATAATAAACCAGAATTTAAGTCTCTTAGAGATAGAGTGCAGAGAGCAGCAGCTAAGAAGTACCTCAAGGGTATAGACGGTAGAAAGCTTTACATTAGAAATAATCATGCTGCTTTAAATACCTTATTACAAGGAGCAGGTGCTATCGTTATGAAGAAAGCATTATCTTTATTAAATAACAAACTAAAATTAAATACTATTGACTATAAGTTCGTTGCAAATATACATGACGAATGGCAAGTTGAAGTGAGGGAATCTCAGGCAGACTTTGTAGGACTTCGTGCAGTCGAAGCTATAACAGAAGCAGGAGAACATTTTAATCTTCGCTGTCCTTTAGATGGCGAATACAAAATAGGAGATAACTGGAGTGAGACACATTAAACCAAATGATAGTAGTAGAAAAGGAGACATGGCAGAGTTCTATGCAGTTACTTGGCTATGGGATAATGGGTACGAAGTTTTTAAAAACTGCGGCTGTACTGGTCCAGTAGATTTAATAGCTAGAGACAAAGATGGTAACATTAGTCTAATAGATGTTAAATGTGCTCAACCCCAACTACATAAAGAGACAGGTAACAATGTTACCAAATCTAGTAGTAGAAGCAAAGAACAAGTAAACATGGGCGTTAAGATATTACAGTTTAATTCTAAGACTAGAAAATTAAGATTTATTAATCACACATCATGAAAAAATTAGATAACTTAGTAGAGGATATTTATTCTAAGCTTTCCGTTTTAGGAGAAGGTAAGTCTCTTGATGCTAGTCCTGAAGATATAGATGCTTTAGGAGAAAGTATTAAAGAAGTTCTACATCACTGGGCTAACCCGTCTCCAAGAAGTTCTGACATGTTAAGAATGTCTAACATTGGGAAACCTACTAGGCAACTATGGTATGATTTAAAATCAGAGAATGAATCTACTGAGTCTTTACCTCCTCCGGTGTTTATTAAATTTTTATACGGACACCTACTAGAGGAAGTATTATTATTCTTAGTAAAGATTTCTGGACACGAAGTAGATAACGAACAGAAAGAGGTTACTGTTTCAGGAATAAAAGGACATATG